AATAGTTTAAATCTTACTACTATGGATGCTACTATTCGTAGTATGGAGAAACTAGGATCTGCTTTTGAAAAGTTTTACTTCTTTGACGGCAATCACGACTTGTATTACAAAGACAAACGTGATGTTAATAGTACAGCATTTGCAAAACATATTCCAGGTATTACATTTGTTGACGAAATATATCAAGAAGATGACGTTGCACTTGTTCCGTGGCTAGTAGGCGACGAATGGAAAAAAATTAAAAATATCAAATCAAAGTATTTGTTTGGTCACTTTGAACTTCCTAGCTTCTATATGAATGCTATGGTACAGATGCCGGATCATGGCGAACTTAAGGCTGAGCATTTTGAACATCAAGAATACGTTTTTAGTGGACACTTTCACAAACGTCAAGTACAAGGCAAAGTACATTACATAGGTAATGCTTTTCCACACAACTATGCAGATGCATGGGACGACAAACGTGGAATGATGATACTTGATAAAGAAAATAACAAAGATCCAGAATATTTAGACTGGGAGAACTGTCCTAAATACAGGACTGTTAAACTAAGTCAACTGATTGACGAACAGTCTACCTTAATAAAACCTAATATGTATCTAAGAGTAAACTTAGATTTACCTATCAGCTATGAAGAAGCAAGTTTTATTAAAGAAACATTTATTAACAACTTCAATTGTAGAGAAATAAGTCTTATTCCTCAAAAACAACTTGAAGAAATTAGTACACAACTTGACATCCAACAATTTGAAAGTGTAGATCAAATTGTTGCAGGTGAAATTAATGCAATTGACTCAGACAACTTTAATAAAAAGATGCTAATGGACATTTATAACGAACTATGATACAAATTAAAGATCTAACCGTAAAAAACTTTATGAGTGTGGGCAATCAGACTCAGGCTGTTGACTTTAACAGAGAAAATCTTACACTTGTACTAGGAGAAAATCTTGACCAAGGCGGAGATGACAGTGGGTCACGTAATGGTACAGGTAAAACAACTATTATTAACGCACTTAGCTATGCATTGTACGGTAAAGCACTTACAAACATTAGAGCAAACAACCTAATTAATAAAACCAACAGCAAAGGTATGTTGGTTACACTTCACTTTGAAAAGAATAATATAGATTACAGGATTGAAAGAGGTCGTTCTCCTAATGTACTCAAGTTCTTTATTAATAATCAAGAGCAAGAACTTGTAGATGAGTCACAAGGCGACAGTCGGCAAACTCAAAAGGACATTGATGGCTTACTTGATATGAGCCATGACATGTTTAAGCACATTGTTGCTCTAAACACTTATACAGAGCCATTCTTAAGCATGCGACAAAACGATCAACGTGCTATCATTGAGCAGTTGTTAGGTATTACTATCCTAAGTGAGAAGGCTGACGCACTAAAAGAGCAGACTCGCATTACCAAAGAAGCTATAACTACTGAAACACTAAAGATTGAAGCAATACAAACAGCCAACAGTAAAATTGAAAGCACAATTGATAGCCTTAAAGGTACTCAACGTGCATGGCTTGCTAAGAAACAACAAGATATAAACAAACTAGCACAAGCAATCGACGAATTAGAACACTTAGACATTGATGTTGAACTAGATTCACATGAAAAACTACAAAATTGGAACCAACACAACAATGCTATTTTGGCTCTAAAAAAAGAATTAAGCACACTAGAGCCAGCACTAGTACGTGCAGACAAGAGTGTTGAAAAAGCACAAAAAGACATCGCAGATCTTGACGATGCTGTGTGCTACACATGTGGACAAGAGCTACATGCAGACAAAAAAGAAGAAATTAGTTTACGCAAAACCAAAGAACTTGAGGATGCAACATCATATCAATTAGAAATTACTGAAAAAGTAAATGAGGTTGTTAAGGCACTAGAAGAAATTGGTGACATCAATGGACGTCCTACAACATTTTATGAAACTGCTAAAGAAGCATACGAACATAGACAAAATGTTGACAGCCTTAAACAATCGTTAACATCAAAGCAAGAGGAAGTTGATCCTTACCAAGCACAAATTAATGAATTGAACGATACTGCTATGCAAGAGATTGATTGGTCGCCAGTTAATGACCTTAACAATTACAAAGAACATCAAGACTTCTTGTTAAAACTTCTAACCAACAAGGATAGTTTTATTCGTAAGAAGATTATTGATCAAAACTTAGCATACCTAAACAATAGACTCACATATTATTTAGATAAACTAGGATTACCTCACAGTGTTGTATTCCAAAACGACCTAAACGTTGAGATTACACAACTAGGACAGGATTTAGACTTTGATAATCTATCAAGAGGCGAACGAAACAGACTTATACTTGGTATGAGCTTTGCATTCCGCGATGTTTGGGAAAGTTTATATCAAAAAATTAATTTATTGTTTATCGATGAGCTTATTGACAGTGGAATGGACACAGCAGGTGTAGAAGGTTCACTGGCAGTTCTTAAAAAGATGGGCAGAGACGGAGATAAAAATGTTTTTCTTATCTCGCATAAAGACGAACTTATAGGAAGGGTCAATTATGTGATGAGAGTTGTAAAAGAAAATGGCTTTACATCATATGAAAATGATATTGACATTGTAGAATGAAACTAAAGGTTGGAACACGAGGAAGTAAACTAGCACTTGCATATGCAGAACGTGTATGCAGTGAAATTTCTCATGAAACAGAAATAGTTGTAATAAAAACAGACGGTGACATACACAGCGATGTACCAATTAATGAAATTGGTGGTAAAGGAGTATTCTGCACTGCAATAGAAAATGAATTATTAGAAGAAAATATTGATATTGCTGTACATAGTCTAAAAGACATGCCAGGTGAAGAACATCCTGACTTGATTATTGCCGCAATGTTGAAACGTAATAGTCCACATGATGTTATTATTGGTAGTGTTGGATATGGATGCACTATTGGAACTAGTAGTCCAAGAAGAACTGCACAATTAAAAGAACTATATGGTAATTTAGATATAAAAATAAAACCTATTAGAGGAAATATTGATACTAGACTTGAAAAACTAGATGCAGGAGAGTATGACGCTATAATTTTAGCTGAAGCAGGACTAAAAGCACTTGACATACATAGGACTTGGATTAAAGTACCTACTATTCCAGCGGTTGGGCAAGGAATAATTGCACTTCAAACTAGAAAAAATGATGTTGACACTATTGATGTTGTTAAAAAAGTAAACGACAAGAAAACATTTGCTCAAGCACAAGTCGAACGTGCTTTTTTAAAAGGAATGGGTGGAGATTGTCATACAAAACTTGCTGCTCATGCTACTGGAAGTAATCCTATTACGCTAAAGGCAATGTATTATGATTGAAGATGACATTCACGACAAGCTAACCAAGGCATACATGGAATATTTTAAAGCAAACGAAGCATTTGAGTCAAGAGTTTCGTTTAGAACACATGCTGCCAGCAGAAGATGGCTGAGAGAAATAAGAAAATTAAGTAAACTTAGAGGCGACGAAATACATAAAAAGTTTAAAGCCAAAATAGAGGCAAACAAAGACTAGGCACACATATATACTGCTATGCAGTGGACTTATAATGGAAAAACAATAGACGAAATACCAGATGAGTACGAAGGATTTGTTTATCTTATTACTAATATCACTACAGGCCAAAAATACATAGGCAAAAAACTAGCAAAGTTTAAAACTACCAAGCCACCACTCAAAGGCAAGAAAAATAAAAGACGCGGCACTAAAGAAAGCGATTGGCGTACTTACTGGGGATCCAGTGATAGACTAAACGCAGATGTAGCCGCATTAGGCGAAAACAAGTTTACAAGAGAAATACTATACCTATGTAAAGGTAGAGGCGAAATGTCCTACATAGAGGCAAGAGAACAGTTTGATAGACGTGTGCTTGAAACTGATGATTACTATAATGGTATCATTAATGTTAGAGTAGGCGGATCAGACAAACTCAAACAGGCATTGCTAGAACAAAACATCAAGGCAAAACAATCTAACACATAAGGTTGGCGGGCCAGTTTATAA